AGAGAGGAGGTGAGAGAAAGAGAGGATTGTATGAACATTTTCTTCTAATTGTTTTGTATGTTTCTCTATTGTTTTAGCTTGATATTCAATCAACATAAATAATTCTTGGTTTTTTGGAGTTTGATCTGCTTTTTTAAGAAGATCTTGAGCCATTAATTTCTCATTTGTCTCTATTCTATTTAATCTTTCAACAATACCAAAATACGTCCACACTGCTACAACAATAGCAGATACAATAGCAACTATATTTTTAATCGGTAGTGCTACACTTGTTTGGTCGCTTAATTTAAATTCACTGCTCATATTTTTTTATCCTTATCCATTATATCATAGAAAAAATTGTCTGTGTCATCTGTCACAAACCCTTTATTTTCAACATTCCATTCTGTAGTTGTAACTTTATAATCTGGCCAATGTTTAGAAGTAGTAAAACTACTAATGTTCCACAAAATACGATTGTTAGGCTGAGCTGCATAATTACCGTTATCAAGGGCCAAAATATGTGCGCACTTATGTTGATCAGGAATTTCGGAATGTTCAGTATCCAAGATATTAGGTTCTGGATGTGCCCAATCAATTGTAAATAAATATTCCCCATGAATAAATTTTTTATCTTTACCTAAATATTTACAACGTTGTCCGATTAAAAAATCAAAAGTAGTAATAGAAGGATAATAACTAAATGAATTCCATAGCTCAAGATCTTCGAGATCTGGAGATTCCATTTTTCCTTGATGCATAGCACCGCGGTCTCCTCCTTGAAGAAAAGCACTGATAGGAAGCCTCCAATATACTGCACCATTCGTAAGTAAAGCATGAAATAGGATTGCACGCCCTGGAATACTTGCAATAGCAAAGACCACACAATCTTCAGTTTCGCCGTGATGTTCTCGTAAGTCATATAAATATTCCCTTCTTATTTTACAATAAATTGGAGGTATGTTAGCATTTAAATATGACATATAGCAAGTAGTTTATTGTAAAGGTATATAATTTATATTCATTACTGCTCTAAATGGCGCATTAGTACATGTTGATCCACTATGTTGGATACTACATTTAAAAGATATTAATGTGTTTTCTTCACTTAATATTTTTTTATTTTTAAATAAAGTATATCCATTATTTGTGTTTATATAATAAACAGCTGTTATAGCTTCTTTTAAATTAAAATCTTTATGAAAACCATGTTCTATTATTTTTTTTGTTTTAAAATTTAAATTACTTTTTACTCTTAATAACTTATCTATTTTTAATTTATTTAATAAAGGAGTAAGAATTTTAAAATGATCTGAATTTTCATTACCATTTCTATAAAATGTATGAACAAATTGATGGTTACCATCTCCTTGATAGTTAACACCATCATGCAAGTACCATGGAAACTCATTTGAAAAATGAGTTTCTTTTATTTTATAAAATTCTTCTTTAGATAGAAAATTTTTTATTATTTTCATATAGCAAGTAGTTTATATACTACTATTCTGCTACTTTCAATTTGAATATTTCCTTTAAATCATGCTCTCTATCAAGGAATTTGTATTCAATTTTGTGAACTGTGAAATCTTTTTCTATTTTATTACATATAGTTTCTGGATCAAATTCTCCACAACTATATACATCAAATTGCATTAATGCAGGATGTACTTCATCCCATACGTGCATAACAATGTGTGATGTTTCTATAATAGCAGCACCAGTAATACCACGATTGCCAACCATATTAGAATATTTAACATAAGGACCCATCATAACTTTCATTCCAATTTCTGTAATGAAGTCACTTAACCATCGCCTAAGAAACTCCTCGTCCATAGGTGGACGGTAAACTTCAGCACGAACAATTAAATGTTTATGAACTAATAAATTATTTTTTTCCATCTTTAGACGGAACTTTAACTAACATTTCCATCTACGTCTAGCTTGGCGCAATCTTGAGTTAGGATCTTTGGCTGCTCCTGGAAACATTTTCATTTGACCGGCAGATCTTGCACAATAAGATTTTCTTCTCTTAGCTGACTTACTTCCTGGTTTAACTTTACCTGTAACTGCTGTGGATAATTTTGAACCAGGGTTCGCGCGCCTGTACGCCTGCACGCCCGCGCGAGTCATTCCAGCACCTTTTTCTGTAGGTCTAAAATTCTTTTTGTTTCTAGCTGGCATTACATCACCACCACGTTTCATTCCTGAAACGAGTTGCATTACTGACTCTTGATAATCAAGAATATCTTCTTGAATCATTATTTGTCTATAAATAGTGTAATAGTTAGAGCACTTGTGTTTCCAGTAACTCCAATACCATCAATGATACCTACACCGTTTCTTCCGGCATACAAAACACCATCTTCTGGAAGATTTAATGTTTCAGTTCCACCTGCTCCAACTTGAACTGGAATATAAACTTGTGTGTTAGTAGAAGAACTAACAGCGGAAGCATTTGCTAAACCATTAATAATAGCTGTTCCAGAAAAACCTGTAGATTGAATCATAAATCCTCTAAGTCTTGTAGGACCAGCAAATAATACTGCATTAGATGAGGTACTAGCACATATGACTGGTTTTACATCTGATTTCATTTTAACTCCTTATAATTTAAGGAGCTCCGTAGAGCCCCCTAAAATAAATTAATTATACTGTAGCACTAAATGGTGTAGCTAATGCACCTGTAGCTCCAGATACTACTTCTACTTTGTATCTGTTTGCTCCAACCACTGTAGCTTTAACATTTGCTCCACCAACACCACCTGTAGTTGTACCATTTAAGGTAATAGTGTCTGATGCAGTTGCTGTGCTAAATACTGCCATGCTTGTAGTGCCTTCACCTATAATTGCTGTTCCTACAACAGTGTCATTGCTGCTATTTACTTTTACAATAAAACTACCTGTTACTGTTGTTGAAAGTACAAATTCAAAAGTTGCTCCAAAATTGTTAGACTGATTTGGATCAGTCGGATCACTTGGTGAACTTGCATTTACAGTAGGTAAAGTAAAAGTTGCTGTTGCTGTGCTTGTGTAATAGATTTGTTTTCCAGCATCATTTGCAACAGTTAATGTTTTTCCTACTGCTGTTGTTACTGAGTTTGATACTCCAGCACTAATAAAACCTGCTAAAGATTTTACTGGTCCTGAAAAAGTTGTTTGTGCCATAATTTTTCTCCTGTATAGCGGTTAAGCTTTGTAGTCTCTATACCGTCTGTCTAGCCAGTCTACAAAACTATTAATCTAGAATATTATTGATTATAAAAGAAAAAGGGGCCTGTGTAAACACAAGCCCCTTTTATTGAACTACTTAATTTAAAGTATTATGCAGCTCCTGGTGAACCGAAGATTCCTCTAGGGTCAGAGAATCCGAATACGTATCTCTCTCTAGCTTTGAATCTAACGTTACCTGTGTCAAAATCACCTTCAATCGCAGTTTTAATTGGCGATCTTACAAAGTGTTTTAGACCATTTGGAGCATCAGTCATAATGAAATATGCATCAGTGTCAGTTAAGAAGTGATTAACTCTATAACCTTCTGGAATCATACCCATATTTTTGATTGCATTGATATCGTTATCAGCTGTTCCAACTCTTAAAGGAGTCTTCATCAATCTTTCAGCAGTGAATTGTAATTCTTTTGGAATTATCAATTTTCTACCTTGGATAGCGATTCTTAATCCTCTTTCGTCAACAAACGCTGCGATGTCAATTAAAGATTGCTCTAATGACGTTTCGTTAAGGTCAGCTGCAGTAGCAAGTTCATTACTGAAAGTTCCACCGTTAGCAAGAGGGTGATCAGTAGCAATAAGCTCTTTTCCGTCCCCACCTGTAAATGCTGAATTAAACGCATTGTTTAATACAGCCGCTGCTTTAACTTGTTTAGTGTTAGCCATTGATCTAGCTAACGCTCTTGTATAACGAGATGCAAGTCTATCGTAAAGGTTATCTTCAATAGCTTCCTCAGTGATAGCAAACGCTAAAGCGATTGTTTCATGAGTGTATCTTGAAGTATATGCTTCAGAAGCTTGATCGAATACTACTGGAGCACCTTCTTGTTTAACTTCAGCACCGTTAAAACCTGTTAACATAACTTCTTCCTCAAACGCTCTGTCTGAAGTTTCAGTTATAAAGATTTCTGCGTGCTCGTTCTCGTATCTACTGTATTCCAGGCCGAATAGTGCATTCAATCCTGGCTCTAGTTCTTTGACTAGCTGTGATCGTGATATAGCCATTATTTATTCTCCTATTATAGACCTGTTCCACCTTGGCGATAGAAATGGTTATTAATTCTAACCATAATATTCGCGTTCGATGTCGCAACGTCATTGTTATTTGGGTTTTGTGATATATCAATTGCTTGAACCACAAATGTTCCCGCTGTACCAGATTCAGATACATCTAATTGTACTAAAGATATACCTGTCTGAGTGTTTCCTGTTACATTGTTTACTGTATAGTTTTTAAAGATATCAGCAACTGCAAAAACAGCGTCAGCATTCACTTCAAATACTGTATCCGGACCGTCTATTACAAATGCGGTAATGTCTGATGCATTTGTAGACTGCGGATAGAAGTTACTAAACGTTGGTTTTTGAGTTGTTGGATCTGTATAAAAACAGCCATTAAAAACGCCTACAACAGTGTCAGAAGTGTTGGCTACATATCTAGATATTGTTCCAGAATCAAGTGGTTTTACCAAATCTCCTTGAAATATACTAGTTGAGTTACCAGACGCTATTCTATATCTGTTTTGAGCGTTAATAAATGGGCTACCGTTTAATTGACGACTTGGTCTTAAACCAAATCTTTCAAGTGTGTTAGCCATTTTATATTTTCTCCATTTTATAGTTTATATTTTTTTGGATGGTTTTACAAAAAAATTATTTCTTGTTGCCCCCAAAAGTTACACGAGATTGTCGACTAATATTAATCGGCATCTCTGGTCGCTGTTCCTTCATAAGATCATTATCTACAGCTTTAATTTGATCTGTACTTTTTCTATTAAAGTATGCAGATCGCTGTCTAATCATCTCGATCGGTATCCTTGCCAGCACAAGGCCTCCAACTCCAACTACACCCGAATGTTTACCTTCAGAAATCACAGGATATTCATTGTCACCAATTAGTTCATTTAATTCTTCAGCCCTAACTAGTTCATATCCTTCTCTAAGTTTCTTAGACATATTTGCGGTGTCCACGAAACCTGCTGCTTCTGCTCTAAGCCATCGGTGTTTATAACCTTCAGGCGCGGGTGGTGCATCTAAGTTAGATGGTAGAACCCATTGAGTTTTTTTCTTGTCCTTAGACCTCAACTCTGAGTTGCGTGAAGTCTTTTTTATTTCTTCGCTCATACTAATTTGCCTCCTTCACGTATTTTGCGTATTCTTCTAGTGGCACCCCTAATTTTTTTGCAATAGCAACCTGCGACTTGGTGAGTTTCACAGTTCTGCGTCCAGTTTTTCCTCTATTTGCAGAGGCAACAGTTTGGACGGGCTTTCTCTGTTCTTGTTTATCTTCAGCAAACTTATGAGGATAAATATCCCTCATCTGTTTGTTGATTTCATTATAATACTCGTCACTGTCCAGGTCAAACCCTTCACTTTGTAGTTTTTCATGAACTTGAAACGCTGTATTAGTCATGTATTCATCGCTTCCAAACCAAGTATTGTCCTCAGCCCACTTTTTAGCCTTAGTACTTGGTGCTACTGCTTTTCTTTCAACTTGTTGATTTTGTTCAACATTTTGAGCTTCTTTTTCGTTTTGTTCTGTATCTTTTTTCTGTCTTTCTTTTGCTGCTATAGATACTTTAGCTCTTTCTTTCTCAACAATTAATCTAGAAAGTTCTTCATTAGCAGATATAATTGCTTCTGCGTCCTGAGATTCGATAGCATCTTTTAGTTTCTTTTTAACAGTATCTTTTTCAGCATCTATTCTAGCGTCATACTGTTTAATATAACTATCATCTATTTCTTGATATTTTTTTTGAGCATCGGTGTACTTTTTTTGTAAACCTTGAGCGTAATCAAGCGCTGCTTGTTCTCGTCTTTCTGCTTCACGCATTTTACGAGTAAGCTTATCTATTCTTTTTTGAACAGAATCACTAAAAGAAGATAGGTCTTCTTGATCAGCAGGTTTGTCTGCTTTTATCTCTTCTTTTTCTTCTACAGATATGTCAATTTTTTCTTTTTTATTTTGACTATAATCTGTATATTCTAAATCTACTTCTCCTAGATTTAGATTTGGTCTTTTGTCTTTTTCTTCCTTCTTTTCCTCAAGTTGTATGGTTGTCTCTTTTGCGTCATCAGTGTCTAGTTCGACATCTGGCTGACGTTTGTTTTCTTCAGCCATACATACTCCATGTTATTTAGTACAGTTGCAAAATAGATTCAGGATTCTTAATTGTACTAATGATTTCATCATCGTTAAGAATTCTGATTTCTCCTCCCTCTATTTTGAATCGTGCTCCCGCGTATCGACCAAACATAACCCACTCTTTTGGTTTACACCATGGTCCATTCGGAAACTTTTTTTCGTCTTTATAGCAAAGATCTCCCATTTTTAATACGTAGCCACAAACAGATGTCATCTGTATTGTTTCTAATGTATTTTCTGTGAGATGAATGCCGCCCTTTGTTTTTCTAGCACCAGCATGCATTAGAACTAATATTCTATATCCTGTTGGATTAGGTAATTGATCTAGTGCTGATTCTTGAAAATTTTCTGGAGTTAAAGGTTCTTCTTTAACTTCTTTTTCTTTGTAGGAATCTAGAAGTGCTTCTTTATGTTTCGGTACTTCCAGACTTGGTGTCTTTGTCGTCATCAAATAGCTCCTGTTTTTTCTGCAGGTCAGTGAGATCCTGTAGCAGGGTTTCAAGGCCCTGAATTTTTCCTCTAATATATAAGATGTCCTCCCATTTGTCTACACTGTACACCAGAGCTTCTTTTAAACGTTCTACTGACTTATTTATTTGATTTCTTATGTATTTAAAGCTTTCGTAATCTATCATTCAATTACTTTTTTATCTCTCTTAATATGACCTAACACAGTGCCTTTATGCTCACCTTCTTTTAAGGTATATCCTGAAGTTCCATTACCGTTAATCTCTACTTCTTTACGGCTTCTTAATAAAATATTGTTTTTTTCTTGAATTTTTTTTGCAATAAAATTATTTGCAATTAGATCTTTTAATCTTTCTAACATTATCCATTCTCTTGCTCTTTTGGCTGTGGTTTATTAGCCATTGTTCGTGCAACTGATTCCGCGCTGCGTCCCACAACGTAACCTCCCAGACCAATTTGTAAAAGGGTCCATAC